CGCCGCCTGCAGTGGTGCCGGTCAGGGTAGTACGGGACTGAACGTTGTAAGTAGTAGCGGCAGTCACTTCGCGGTAAACCTTACCTGCACTATTACCAGCAGCACCGGTAGCGGTCAGGAGAGGAACAGCGCTGTAAGCAGCGGAACCACCAGCGAAATAAATCTCACCGGGCTGGCTGCCAGAGGTGGTGGACTGCAGGTTTGCTTGGGAAACAGCTGCGCCAACACCTGCGTTGGATTCCAGGCCAGGACCGAAGGTAATGATGTTACCGGTTGCGGCATACACACCAGAAGCAACACGGCCATCACCCCAGCCAGAAGCAACGGAAACAGTTGCGCGATACACATAGGCAGGAAGGGTGCTGCTGCCGGAGATCACCATACCGGTGATGTCAGTGCGGGTATCGTCATTCCGATAAGGGGAAGGAACGATAACACTGCCGGAGGAGATAGCACCGCCACCAGAAGTGTTGGTGACAGGAACGTAACCACGCTGCTGGAAGTAACGGTAGCCAGGAGTTGCCAGCACGCAAGTGGGGCCACCCTTGGAGTTATTGTTGCTGCCGTCATCGTTGGTATCAATGTTCTTGTACCAACCGTTGAGGGGCTCTGCCCAGTTACCTGGGTAGATTTTCTTAGCGGACAAATAGGTCATTTATCTTTTCCAGTAATTTAAATGTATGGATTAATTATCAGACGGTACCATCGTCTTGGATGAAGCTGAACGCGGTGGTAACAAAGTCCTTGTTCAGGATTTCAAAACCAGCATACAGTTGCCAGATCAGGATGATGAAGCGGCTGAAGTCGTCGTTGTTGTTGATGAGCACCTGAGCGTTCGGGCCGCCGATACCAACACCAATCGACTGAGGACCAAAGAAGTAACCTTGGGCAACTTCCTGGGAAGTGTAAGTGGAACCAGCATCGAACGAAGCGTTGACGTTCTTGATGGGGAAGTTGGTCGATTCGAAGAACTTCACACCTTCAAACTGAACACCAGTAGGCATCACCGGCTCACCGGCAAGGAAGTAACCTTGACCAGCCTGGGGACCCATGTAGAAGCTGGCGTTGTTAGGCATCATGGGATTACCCATGTACATGCCTTGGCCAGGGGTACCAGCGTAACGAGCGATCTCACGGAAGTCAGGATCACGACGCAGATGCATCATGAAGACGGGATCGCAAATGCAACGATACAGACCATCAGCGAAGGTAGGAACGTTACGCTTACGCAGATCCTTAACAACGGTCAGAAGGTCAGTACGCACCTGGAACTGCTGATTTTGGCTTTGGTACTCAGCAACGCTATAGGTGATTTGACCGGAAGCATTCTTTTCCTTAGCACCAGCGAAGTAGTAACCGCCTTGTGTGGTGGAGGCAGCACCGTTTGCTTCTGCTTTAGCAAGTTCATCAATGAACACACGATCACGCCACCGGCGATAATCATCGAGCAGGGTCAGCGAACCAATGCTCTGGTGGAACATGTTCAGGTTACCGGTATCCAGCAGCAGACGCTGGGCGGTAATCAGGGTTTCACGAGCAATTTTGAAGGTGCTGGGCTGAGTGGGATCACCCGGGTCAGCAGGGCCGGTGTATTCTTTCAGCACAACAAGCACCTTTTCCTTGGTGATGTTGCGGCTGTTGGCAGTACCAATGGTCTGGTCAGAGATACGCTCGCGGCTATCCTTCGTACCAGGAGTACCCCAGAACTTATAGCGATCTAACTGAACAGTTTGACCGGGTTGACGAGTGAAGTCGTGGACAACCACGGGCTCCACAGCCATTTCGGTGACATAAGCAGGGTGGGGACGATAAAGTTCCGCACCTAAAATCTTTGGAAAATCGTTCTCCTGGTCTCTAGTTTCTTAGAGGGGTGGACTATCTCTTCATCCCTGTGGGATGCCGGACGCTGAATCTGGTATTACGTAACAAGATCGTGTTACCCCCAGTAGTCTCTGCACCTTCCAATCACGTTCTTGATTGGCTTGGCTCAGGATTACCCTCGTCTTTACGTTAGGGCTTCCCTGAATTCATCCGGTTTGCACTCATCAATTGCTTGGTGAGGTGACAACGTTGAGCGTTCAGTTGAGGCGTGCTACAGTCTGGAAACCTGTTTATAAACAACATGAATCCAAAACTTGTTCCAGGATTTGGTAATCTTTACTTAACGGAAGAAGGGAAAGCTTTTGAAAAACAACTTGATCCCGATAATCAAGAATATTTTTTAGAGATCCCTATTAGTTCCACCAGTGTTTACGACCGTATTTCAGTTCTTGTAGATGGAAAGAGAAAAAGATTTCATCTTCACGTCTTGATGGCAATTGCTTTTTTAGGATTAGATCTGCGTTCTCATGGAACCAGTAACTTTTCCCTACAGATTGATCACAAAGATAACAACAAGAGAAATAATCAACTTGCTAATCTTGAGATCGTTACCAAACAAGAAAATTTAACAAGAGCCTGGGAAAACGGTTGTTACAAAAACAATGGTTTTGCCAGTAAAGGAAAGCCGAAGAAATCTTTGAGAAAATTTTCTTCGGATGACGTGAAACAAATTAAATCTTTAAAAGAAGCAGGTCTTTCTTATAGAAAAATTGCTGAAAAGTTTAACTGTAATCACGGAGCTATTTACCAAATCTTGAAGGGACATACCTACCAGGATCTGAACTAGCTATCAATGAACACTTTAGTTTATCCTCCAGTGTCAGTGTTTTTATCGGGTGAAAGATAAAGACACATGTGTCTTATCTAAAACAAATTCTAGCAGGTAATAAGCTTTAAGCTTACATATACTGCATAGTAGGTGCTTTATAGCGTGCACCAGGGGAGTTGCTAGACCCGTAGGATTCAGGATCAATAGACATTTGCATAGCTTGATTCTGGGCAAGACCAGGGATACCAACTAAATTACCAGCATTAGCGATACCGCCACCAAGCATCCCTCCTAGTCCGCCTGCAGCTAAAGTTGTTAATCCAGTACCAGCTGCAGTACCAAGGGCGATGTTCTTTGCGTTACGCATGTACTCATCCCTGAGTTCTTTGGCCTGCGGATTTGTGCCTTCAGCCATGTAGGCTGCACCTGAGCCAGCGTCGTAACCAGCCCTTCTGCCAGCCCCTTGTCTCTGTAAGTTTTCTGCACCAGCACGACGTAAGCCACGGATCATTGATAAACGACCTGGTAACGTCGCACCATACGCTGCGCCTAAACCACCTGCACCAAGGGCTTCAAGCGCTACTCTGCCTGGTCCTTCCTGAGCTGCTTCACCAGAAATAAGGTTGCCAAGGGTGGCCCCACCTGCGGCAAGACCACCTAAAGCAGCTGCGGAAGCATAAGGATTCATTGCTGCTTTAGAAGCAATGTCACTTAAATACCTTCCAGCAATTTTCATTTGTTTATTCCATTACAAACAGCTTGTTGGAAACCACTTGAGGCTGAGCGTTATTCAGGAGACGCCATGCCTGGCTGGGATCCACATCCATTTGTTGCTTAAAGCTGCCCCAGAAGTTTTCAGGTTGCTGAGGAGCTGCTGCAGTAGGAGGAGCAGGGAATTGACCCAGGGCAGAATCAATCGGTGCGGTGGGATAACCACGGGTTTCCAATTGTGCCTCATCCTCATACACAGGATAGGGACCTTCAGGACCAAAGAACTTCAGCGTGTAATCGCTAAGTACATCGGGATTGGTCAGGATCTCGTTATATGCCAGGTTCTCCTGGTGCTCATTAACACTGAATTCGGCATAGCCATTCAGCAGTTCTTGTGCTTTACCACCCCAGGCAACAGCACTATCCAGCATATCTTCCAGCTGGAGAGCATAATTATTTAGAATTGCGGGAGCTTCTGTTCCGTACGCGCTTACCACGTTCCGGCTTTCCGGGCTCCAATCCAGGAGATCCGCTACGTCCTCCAATGATTGAATCGAGGAAGTTTGGGAAGAGTTGGGCGAGTAGGCCTGGTTGGGTAATGAGGTCTGCGGAGCCGATTGTTGCGTACCCAGGTTGCTGGGAAGCTGGCCGTAGTTGGCTGGACTGTATTGCGTCGTCTGAGACGGTTGACCCTGGAACGGGGATTGAACTGGTGCGCTCAGCAGATTCACCACCTTGTTGAACGCCGATTCCCATGGGTTGCCCTGGG